TATAGGAGTTATCAATTCTCTTGGGAAGTCTTCTCGGTTCATATAGTTAATACTATCTTGAACAATGCTCTCAATAGCAAATTTAGTCTTTGCTTCATTTGGTGTTACATCAGAAATAATTTTTATTTTTTCATAAATTTCATCAATTAATTCAACCATTTCTATTACCTCTTAAAATAGAAAAAGTATGGCATTTAACCATACTTTTTTACTACGCTTCAATTGCAACCAAACCTTTTGCCTTATTATTCAACACAAAACAATCGTAGTAAAATCTACCTAAAAATAAAGTTCCTGAATAATTTTCAGAATCTGTTACCACTCTATATTCAGCCAATTTTACTGGGGCTACTGTTGCTGAATTATGTCCAACTAAACAAGCATATTTTTTAGTAGTTGCTGGTGTTCCAGTTTTAGCTTCCATCCATTTTTTAGTAACTCTTACGATTGGCACTCCGTCAACCATTCCTACCAATCCATTTATTGCTATATTTTGTCCAATATCTGAGGCTTTAATAAAGTTATCATCTTTTTTTAGTTTTGTTAAAAACTCAGGTGTAACATAAGCAATTCTATTTTGCGGCACATCCTCGTCATTTAATTTTTCTTGTGCTTCCAAGAATTTAGCATAAGCGTTGCTAGCTGTAAGCCCTGTCACTGTCTGTGAATTTGTATCACAAGATTTAAGAATTGTCTCAAATCTATATTTTTCAATTTCAGGAATTACTCTTTCTCTCAATTGTCTTGCCAACACTTCTCCAGCTTTAATTTTTGTCTCGTCTTCGTCCATTTTATCCAAAAGCATTTTAAAAGCTCTATCTTTTGTTAATGTCAATTCTTGGATTGAATTTTGCAAAATGTCCGCATTTCCATAACCTGTATTTCTGTTATAGTCCCTATTATCAACTGTATTAATTGAAGTCACTTTTACAGTTTTAGCTCCTACAAAGCTGTAATCATTATTTACTATTTTCTGCGATACCGCTTCACTTGTAAATCTTTCATCAATTTTGTCTGCAAATAATTCAGTGTAAATCATTGCCATATTCTATCATCTCCTTTAAATTAAAAAGAACTAAAAGCCTTATCGAACGCTTCAAGTCCTATATCCTTTTTATCTTTTTCTCCTTCACTTCCACCATTTAAAGAGTTTGGTGTTCCTCCGCTTTGTGTTTTAAGATAGCTCGATAAATTCTCAGAAAAAGATTTCACACTATCTTCAATCTCTTCTTGAGTATTTCCAGTAATGCTGCCTAAAAAACTATCAGGGATTTTGTATTTCCCTAATATAGCCTTTTTCATCTCATTAGTTTTCAATGTTGCAAGTTCCGTATTTGAAGTATCAAGTTGTTTTTGAAGTTCAGCGATACTTTTATTATACTTCTCTTCTGCAGTAAGATTAGCATTATTAATTCTAGTCTCATAATCTTCAATCGTTTCACCGTGCTTTCGCTCCAGCTCCTTTTTCTCACTTTCAAATTTTTTTCTTTCCCTTGCAATCCTTTCTTTGATCATCTCATCTACTTGTTCCTGTGTAAATGTATTTTCTGACATAATTATCCTCCCATTTAAAGTCTGTCGACTATTTTCTATCCAGATGTTTAATGTCCATCAGTACGACAAATAAAAAGAGCAGTCGTTAAACTACTCTTTTGATTTTTTATCACTCGAATATAACTCTTTCAATCTTCGTAAAAAAGTCAAGGGATTCTCATTTTTAAACTCAGACCGTTTTGCTTGCTCAAAAAATTCCCTATCCATTCTCAGATATTCCCCTCGCAAATATATTTTTTCTTCGTTACCCTTAGCGTTATCAGCTTTTTCTTTTATCTCTCTTAATTTCTTAAAACTTTTATACACTTCATTATCTTTGGTTATTTTCATTTCTCCTATACCTTAATCCTTTTTCTTTTGCTGTTTCATACTGATTTATTACTATCCATCTTTCATAAGTCATTTTTTTCAGTAACTTGTCTTTTTCTGTTAGTATATTTTTCATTTCAAACATATCTTTTGATAACTCATGAATGTACTTTTCGTCAATTGCTGCTAAATATTTTAATTTTAAATTAGTAAATGAACTAAAATCATCATCACTAAATCCCCACTCATGATTACTATTTTTAGGATGGTTGTGAGTATATAAAGCATCTTCAAAATTAATTTTAGTCATCTTATGACTTGGTATTGAATTTTCATCTCCTTTCAAAATATAAATATCTCCATTTTTAGCTATTATCAACGCATTTTCTTTGCTCTTCTTAACGATTTTTTGTTCATACTTTCGCAACAATTCCAGCGGTTCATCTTTATACCCCGTTGCATTAATATTCCCTATATTTCTGTATCTACCACCTTCAACAAAAATAGTACCATTATTATTAATTATACCTTCATTTTCATTATTTTCAAAATCTTCTTTTTCAGGTTCATCAGAAAAAACATCGGAATACTCATAAGGAACAGTTGTACTTCTACACCGAGGATGCATTGGCGGATAATTTTCTCCTTCCATTGCATTTTCCGTCTTAAACACTTCACCGTTAAGACTAGCACAAGTATGACTTGTTCGACTATCCAATACCGCTAAAAACTCATACTTAACAACTCCAGAATCTTTGTACCCCATAAGCGTTGCTTGATTTTGTATATGAGCCGTTTCAGTTCTTACTAACCTTTCAGCATTTTTATAACTTGTATCAAACTTCTTAGATATATTTTGCGACATAGTTCTATAGTTAATACCTTTATTCAGTCCAACAATCACTTCATTTTTTATCGCTTTCGCTAAATTATCTACATTACTCCATATTCTACTTGAATAGTTAGCTCCACTCCATTCTTGTTCCAGTGCCATTTTTATTGTATCACTACTAATCGCACCTTTTTTAAAATTCAAATCTTCAACAAATGATGTATAAGTGTTTTCATAAACATCAGCCAGTGTATCTGTCACTTTACCCTTTATTTTCTCTCCTGCCTGTATAAGTTCATAGTCGATACCAGCTTTTAAATTATCCATTCGGCTGATGCGGCTTTTATATGCCAGTGTTTCAAGTTCAATTGATAACTTTCTGAATTCAATAGGATTACTTTTTTTCAACTTTTCAATTTCCTCTACATATTTTCCTATATCGTATCGCCATTCTTTAAACTCAGTACCACGAAGCAGTCTATTCGCTTGAATCTTGTCAATACCTAGTTTTGTTACTTCTTGCTGATATTTAGTATACAATTTTGCTATTTTATTCTCTATTTCTTTTTTGCTCTCGCTAAGTATTTTTACATACTCTCTATATGCTTCTGTACCTTTATTAAACGATAACTCTTCTCGCGCAAGTTGTCTTTTTTCCCAATATTCTTTATTTTTGTTTTTCATCTATTTCTTCCTGTTCATTTTTTAATCCCTTATATTCCAATGGTTGCTCAATTTGATTTTCTTTTTCAATCTTTTTCAATTCCGCTTCAGTATCTTCAATAAAAGGCAGTAATGATATTAAACTTTCTTGTGATACAACATTTTGTAAATTTGTTATTACAGTTGAAAGTTCAACCAAATTTTCAGGAGTATTTCTCGTGAATATTTTTTGAATATCTAACGGTTTCAATGATAATCCAAAATAATCAAAAATTAACTCTAGCCTTTCGTTTAATGCTTTTTTAAAGTACATTTCTTTTTGTGCAGTTAATTGTTCAAGTGCTAACAGTTTGTAACCTAATGCTACGCCTGAACTATTTCCAGCAAAATTTTCATCTTGCATATCAGGGATAAAAGAAAATTTATGAATATCCTGGTTCAGTCTATTTTTATTATTTTGAGAATATGTGTCGTTTATATTTTTTACTAGCCATTTAGCATCTCCATTTTCTCCTAAAAGCATTACTTTATTCTTTTTCAGACTTTTTATATCTTCTTCATCAGTTCCTTGCATATTTGTTAATACTAGGATTGCATCTGTAAAATCCTTCATATCATCTAATGAGGTTGACACTGCTTCATTATATCCGTCAATCAGTGTTATTACTTTTTCAAAATCCCCAAGTTTCCTTTTGTTATTAGCAAACTCAATCAAAGGTACCCTATTAAAACCGTGCATTCTAGTTTCTCCCTGTACCTGAGGTGTCAATATTACTCCTTTGTAATCCATAACAGAAGTAAATGTATTGACAGTTACAGTTTTGTTGTCATAAATCTCCAATATATAGACATAATCATTGTTTTCATTTTTTTCTCTGCTCCAACGAACTGCATATTTAATATTTTTGTCTATTGTATTATCCCTAATGACAAATACATCACGAGGATCTAAGGCTTTAAAGTTTATCGTATTATCTATATTTTTATACCATAACTCATACGACCGCCCAAAAATCGAACAGTTTTCAGCATGCTCATAATTACACTGCTGTTCTTCCTCCGTTGCTAAATATTTTCCAACCATCTCGTACTCATTAGCCAAATTATCTTCCAACAACTTATAATTGATATTTTTCCCAATAAAATAAGCTGTTGCTATCGTAGTTATATAGCCTGGAAAATTGTGGATAAGTTTACTATCTGGTTTCTCCTTCAACCTATTAGGTTTTTCCAATATTTTATGCCTACCAACATAATAGTCTTCCAGTTTTTGTAGCCGCGCTAAATCATTTACTAAAAAATCCCACAATGCTTTCTCCAATGTTTTTAATTCCATCATCTCACCCCCAATATATT